AATAGAAAAAAACAAAACGATGATCGTATCATGAGAGATGTTGGTCTTGCTCTTGAAACGACGATCAGGTTTAAATTAGGAATAATGAAAACCATAAGAATCCGGAGACAACTCACGTCTCCAATAGAAATGTGGACTTCAACACTATTCACATTTATTTATGATGAAAGCGACACATAAACAAATGAATAAGAAAAAAGAAAACGCAGATCGTATCATGAGAGATGAGCAATATGAAATCAGACAATCAATCCTGTTTGAAGTTGGTGTGGTAAGAATTGTTGAGATCGATAGACAACTAACCACTCCGTTGAGAAATGTATCAGCAAGAGTGTTGGAATTATTTATCGAAGAAGACATTATTGAAATAGAAGGAAGGTTGGTTGATCCATGGAAAGCAGCATTAAGAGAAAATTGAATGTTCTGAGAATCAAGGCATCTATCGGCATCCACCGGGAATGTGTTGTTTTCAGTAATGATTACTTTATACTAGAAGACCAACAGGACTTCAAACTAATGCGAACGGAATGGGTTCATGAGGTCTACCGAGAATTTCGAGAAGAAATGAGGATAACAGGAAAATGACACACCGTAAAATAGAAATCGAGATACCTCAATATGATATCGAAAGAATAGCGATTGATCTTTTTAATATACAAAAGGTCTCTTCGATTTTTCAAACCACTTTTTCCATAACCACTGTGAGAATAAAGAACACACAATATCAGTATTTTATCGATGAAATGAGAGATACACAATGAATCCATCACAACGGCTGAAAGAGCTAACCAAAAACAAACTAAAAATCCGACGCCTGTTTAATGTAGTAAACGAGCGGATCGATATATACACACAAATTCAGGCTGGAAGTCTAAGAAGAATAGATCGAAACTACAGTTTAATAATCTCTTTCTTTCGTGACGAAATGTTTGAAAACGAAAATATCGGTGTGGTGTAACGGTAACACACAGGTCTCCAAAACCTTGAGATTGAGGTTCGAATCCTCACACCCTTGCCAAAAATGAAAGGAATTATATCATGATATCTAAAACTAGAAAAATACACAATCCGTTCCAAAAAACCAGTCTCTATATTAAGACGAAGATGAATGGTGAAGAGGTTTATGTCTACCATTATGGTACTCATGTAAACGATACTCGTGCAACAAACGCAAACTTGTTCATAGCCTTATACGAAGCTACTTTAGATGAAATAAACAAAAGACCGTTCTACGAGATAGCCTAAATATGGGATGCACAACAGAATTGGCGTTAGATACAGTATTCTTGATATATTCAACCTGATCGATAAGTGTATCCCAACACACGTTATTGACCGAATGAATAATTCGTCATCAAACATGATAATCGTAAACACATTCGAATTTTATTATGAGGAAGCACATGAAATCAGTAAGAAAGAACATCGAAGGAGATTATAGTAAGCTAGTATACGACACTATATATGATTTGGTTTCTCCTTCTTGTTTCTACAAACCATCTTCCATATTTCTGGATATCGATAGTATGGATATATTAGAACAGGTGATAGATGAATTTGAAGAGGAAACACCATGGAACCAGTAAGAAAGAACATCGAAGGAGAATATAATAAGCTAGTATATAAATCTATCCGTAATTCAATTTCTCCTTCTTGTATCAACAAATCGTCTTCACTTTTTAATATCAATGTTACTGACATATACACACAATTGGTAGATAAATTTGGAGAGGAAGCAACATGGATGTCACAATGAAATCAGTAAGAAAGACGATTGAAACAGACTTTAGTCGAATATACCAACACATATATGAAATAACTTTGTTTGGTGTATATGAGGGGACATCTCCTTTTACAAGTATCCATATTATGAATATGTTGGAAAATTTGATTATTCATTTTACTAAAGAGATAGAACAAAAAGACTCTCATATTGCACACTAAATAGATATTAGTGATGTGATAGGAGAATGAATGTCAAAAGAAGCCTCTTCTGAAGAACAAAAGAAAACTACCCCGAAGAAATGGAACAGCCCTAAAGACGCTCGATCAGTAAAGGGCGCGGGTAAGTATCCAAATTTTTACACCAAAAAAACACGATCTGGACACGTCTTTACTATCGATGATAGCAAGGACAACGAACATATTACATTACAGCATCGATCTGGGTCTATGGTCCAATTCAAGCCGGATGGGGCTGTACAGTTCGTTTCTCATAATGGTCAATATAATGTGGTGTTTGGAGAGAATCGGATGAAAATCACCGGGGCATATGATGTGACCGTAGAAGGGGCTGCTTCTATGAAGGTTGATGGGGATTATAATATGACAGTCAAGGGCGATGCTAATATGACCGTCCAAAAAGACTTCAATGTAACAGCCAAGAATTTCAACCAGACAGTACGAGGGAACATCGACGTACAGGCTAAAAATAAAACAGAAAAATTTGAGGGGTCTATTAATACTCAGGCTCACGAGGGTATTACCATTCAGGCCGGTAAAGCACTCGGTTTAGCTTCTGTTACCGATAGCGTCATCATCGGAGCAAAGAAACAAATTGGTTTTGAAGGTAAGGGGGGCGATTTGCGCCTTAAAGCATCGGGATCGGTATCGGTTGTCGCTTCGGGGGGAGACGTTGCTATCGTAGCATCGGGAAAAGCCTCAATGATTGGAGCCACGGCACATGTTGAGGCTTCCGGAGATACTACAATTAAAGGACAAAATAATCACATTAAAGCGACTTCTGATAATAAAATTCATGCTGGTAATAATAATCATGCAAAGGCAGATAATGCAAACAAAGAAGACCCGGCATGGTCGGGGGGAGGCGAACCGGCCACTCCGGGATCGGCGGCCTCGGCTTCTAATCCTGCCGATATTACTCTGGCCGAAGCAGAGGTCCCTGCGCTTGAAGAATAAATAGATATATGAGTAGAGTCATTTATAGGGCAACAAACAAAACTAACAACAAAGTTTATATAGGCTTTGATTCAAAATGGCCTAGACGTAAAATCGCGCATAAAACCAAGACAAAAACCGGGTCTAATCTCTATTTTCATAATGCAATAAGAAAATATGGTTGGGATAATTTTGATTGGGAGGTTTTAAAGGAGGACGCAACCCCTAATGATGAGATTGTTTTTATACACCAGTATCGATCTAATGAAAAAAACACCGGATATAGAAAAATATTTTATCAAAATATGTGGAAAGTTTCCGTTGGAAAAAGAACCCATTGTGGTGGATATACTTGTAGGAAAATATACTAATGAAATCCGCAAGAGAAAAACCGTATAGTGACCTTGATTTGGATTTTATCAAACACCCCACTACTGGGGATGTTGTCTTAAAGACTGGGGAAGACGCTATTAAACGTTCGGTTCGTAATCTTGTTCTAACTAATTTTTATGACCGTAAATTTCAGTCATGGATTGGGGGAAACGTTCAGAAACTTCTATTTGAGCTTCCCACTCCATTAACCGAAAAATTTCTAAAAGATGCTATTTATAACGTGATTGGTAACTTTGAACCGAGAGTCCAGCTTACTCAGATTGCCGTTAAGGTTACACCAGATCAAAACGGTTTCAAAGTTTCTCTATACTATGTCATTCTAAACACAAACCAACCAATAGAACAGACATTGTTCTTAGAGAGAATCAGGTAAGATGACAACAGCCAACACGTCTCTGCGAGTATCGGAACTCGACTTCTTTGCTATTAAAAATAATCTGAAGACATTCCTTCAGAGCCAAGACACCTTTCAAGATTATGATTTTGAGGGATCGGGCTTGTCTGTGTTGCTCGATCTATTAGCTTATAATACTCATTATATGGGTACATATCTCAATGTGGTTGCCAACGAATCGTTTCTAGATACAGCCCAGATGAGGGCTTCTATTCTTTCACACGCCAAGGCTATTGGATATGTTCCTGAAAGCGCCCACGGTGCAAGGGCTCAGATTAATCTTAATGTTACCCCAACAGACACAGAAGACAATGATATACAAACCCTAACTCTAGATAAGTTTTCGAAATTTCTTGCTCTAGATAGAGACGGTATTCATTATCAGTTTATCACAACCAACGCCAACACGGTTGCAAAAACAAACGGCTCTTTTGATTTCAATAACATATGGATTCAACAGGGAGAGGTTGTAACCTTACAGTGGCTTGTTGAGCCATCAAATACATATCGCAGATTTACCATTGAATCGGCAAACGTAGATATCGATACCGTAACGATTCGTGTTCAACAGAGCACAACCAACACAGACCTGAAAATTTATAACCTTGCTACAGATATTACGGAGCTTAAAGGTAATTCGGAAGTCTATTTCATCGAAGAAAATCCTGACACTAACTATACAATTTATTTTGGAGATAATGTGATAGGTAAGAAGCCTCATGACGGGGCTGTTGTTATTTGTACATATCTCGACACTATTGGTTCAAAGGCGAATGGTATTTCCACATACTATGCTTCAGAACCGATTGCTGGATTGTTTTCCGATAACCTGACTATTACTGCTGCTAA